ATGGCGTGCAGTTGCGAAGGACTTGACGCGCCAGCTTATGACCAACCCGCCGCAATGCGCGGTAAGAACAAGGGAGCTTAAAACCCGCCTACAGGTAGCAACCCGCAACGCTGCCATTTGGCAGCTATGGCAGAAAAAGAAAGAGGCTAAATATGGCTGACACATTCCACGTTCTGCTGGCGTTTCCTAGTGGGGAATGCGTGATCTTCGGACCAATGGGATGCGAGGAAGCGTGCCAAGCGTTCAAGCTATACGACACGACACCGCTTAACGTTCCGGTCAAAATTTACGTCTGCAACGGCGAGATAAATTTAAAGCCGTCACCCGTCGAGGCTGTTGACGCGGCCTCGATAAACTGACTATTCTTCAACCCGCCGCACGGAAGCGGCGACACAGAAACAGGAAGCACGACATGAACGACACCACCGCGACCCCCGCCAATTCCGCGCCCATGACCAAGCGCGCCATTACGATGGCTGATTTCCGCAACCGCCCCGCTATTGCGGCAGCGATGGGAGGCAAAACGACCAAGCTGGGCCATATCATCGGCAGCGTTTACGGCAGCAAGGAAGTCATCGGCAAGCTTAAGGACGGCACGGAAACGAATAGCACGGTTCTTACCGGCGATTTCGAGTGCGCCAACTTCCAAACGGGCGAGGTTTTCAAGAGCGGCAGCGCCTACCTCCCGAAATACTTTGCCGTTCAGGTTGCCGCGCAGATTGCAGCCTCGCGAGATGGCGGCGTTCTTTTCGCCATTGAAGTTGTCATGGAGCCCAACCCGAAGTCTAAGGACGGTGAAGGCGTCGCCTATCAGTATAGCGTCGTGAACCTCATTCCGCCGGAGCGTAACGACCCGCTTGAAATGTTGAAGGCCCGCCTCGGGAAGAAGTTGGCCATTCCCTCTTTCGTCCCTGGCAGGGCGATTGAAGGGAAGGGGGAGGAAGCGGAAACGCCTTCTCAGGAAGACGAAGCTCCCGCGCCTACGGATCGCAAGGCTAAGTGATCTAGGCCACCCAGCCTAGAACGCAAGGAAGGCCCTGGCAGCGATGCCAGGGCCTTTTTCTATGGTTCGGAAGCTCACCATAGAAAGCCGCGCGCATGGGCACGCACGGCCCTATTTCGGGGATGGCTGTTCAGCCTTGAAGATGGCGGCAACCCCGGCCGTCACCATGCCAAGGCCGGCCTCGGGGTTGTGGCTGATTTGAGCTACGCCCGCGATAATCAGCCCAATTCCAGCGAAGCTAGAAGGCTCGGAAATTCGCTTCAAAAACCAACGCATGTTAGTCCCCTTCTCAGTTAGAACGGCGCGAATTTTCGAGCGCCAGGATGCGGGAAACGATATTCCCGTTTCTTTCATCGGCGAGATGCCGTTGCGCGGTTAGGCGTTCATCAATAACCGTAACGGCTTGCCGCAAAGTGCTAATGTCTTTGGACATGTCTTTAAGAAGCGTATAAATTTCACCGAAAAACAAACCCGAAATGGGGATCATTGCAGCCATGGAAAAACGGGCAACAATCTTTAGGATCACGTTGTCCGCAATCGAAGCTGCGTCCTTTTTAAGCATTGCGGTTACTCCAAAGCATGTAGAAGGCGGCAATCAAAATGACTAGGCCCAAAACGAAAGCGGCTCCCCGCAAAGCCCAATCCTGAACGCTTCCCAGAGACGGCAGGCTAGGAAGCGTGGGGCCGGTGATCCGAGTTTCGGCTTGCCTTCCTCCTGGAGCGGCGGGGTCAAACATTCCCGCCTCGGGGTCGTTTTCATCAATCACGCGGGCGCGAGGGATTGTGCCACGGCGAGGGGTTCCAGGATTGGCGGCGGGAGCTGCATCCTCGGGAGAGGGAGACGGCAGGACGGGGCCGATTGTTCCCGTTGGTGCGGGCAAGCCCGCCGCCCACGGCGCGTTAGCTGGGTTGAAGAGGGGAGCGCCAAAGCGCGTTGCTGCCTCTCTGCTGTAATCGAGCGCGTCCGCTTCCGTAGCACCTGGAAGCGTTAGAGCGTTTCGGCGTTCCAGATAAATAGAGTTGCGCCCGTAGATGTTTTCCGACATGGCTTAATAATAAACGTCATCGGCTTCAATGGTATAAATCGGGATGCTCCCGTTAGCGGGAGCATAATCAGCGCCAGCCGCAAAAGCGCGCAATTGATCTTCAACAACGCTGGAAATAACGGGAGCGACAAGGCGCAAATCAACATCATTTCCGCCGGGGAAGAAGCCGTTGCTAATCGTCGCATGCTTCATAGAACCGCGACGAAAGCCCGACATGCCAACGGCATAGGCGAAAGGATTAGGTGTAAACATGGCAAGCTCCCTTTATCGTGTAATAATCATGCCAATGCCAGGAACATCATCCCGATAAGTCATGTCGTTAATCGCAGGCTCAACAATCCGCCATCGCCTATCAGCGAAAACAGGTTCGGTTGCTGCTACGGGAGCATCCGGGGGAGGCGGGGGAGAGGGAGCTTTATAGCGCATGCCGGGGCGGCCCATCATCCACCACACGACAAAGCCGATGGTGAAGAACCCGAGCGCGACAATTGAAGGCTTAACTGTAGGCATCAATAGAGGCCCCCTTGCACGGGTTCGGGCTGATAATCAAAGGGAACGTCCTTAAGGCCACCATCAATCGCGCCACCACCAAAGCCGCCAATCGCAGCGCCAGCCGCCGCACCGAGCGGACCTGCAACGGCCCCGCCAACAATAGGCGCGGCAATTTTTAGCAATGATCCGAAGATGCCGCTATTGTCACGGCTGGTCGAAATCTGCTGCTGCGTTCGATTAGCGTTCTGCGCGATTTGTGCCTGGGTCGTGAGCCGAGCAATGCCCAATCCATACGCTTTCTGATTAGTATCAAAAGCGATGGCGCGAGACGCTTCAATTTGAAGCGGCGCGATTTCTCGCGTCACGTTTTGCGCGCCAAAGCTGATACGCTCGTTGCTTTCAATGGCGCTGAACGTCAAGCGTTCATTACTAGCAACGGCTTGTTGCTGAACGCCTAGAGCCGTCATACCCTGCAAATAATTCAGATTGTTCGCGTTGTCCTGAACAGTAAGCGCAAGACGCTTTGTGCCCTCAGAGCTTTGACCCAGCAAATAGGCGAATTCGTTACCCTGCCGTGTAACAGAATTAGTATCCAACGCGACCACCTTAGAAGCTTCGATATTCGCGCGCATAACATCGTTGCTATCCAGCGCAACAATCATGCCCGCCTGGATACCCTGCGATCCGATTTGATAATCGTATGTGTTTTTTTGCGCCTGAACATCTAGCGACTTGGAACCCAGGAAAGTATCGCTATCAATTTGGGCAAGTGCTGCCGTTAACGATCCCCTGAGAAATTCGCTGCCAAGCCGTTCGCTGGAACCAATGCGGAGACTTTCCACACTAGCCTGAGTGTTGGCCATGCTCAGGGCTGTATTAGCCTGCAACTGCGCTTGTTGAAATTGCACGCCATATTTCAACAGTTCGGCATTAGGCCCTACATTCCCAACCATGACATTAGAGCTAGGCGCGGGCGCGGTCTTGTTGCCTCCCGTATAATACAGAATGGCAGCTACGCCCACGGCGAAAACCCCGACGCCAACGACAACGGGATTTTCCGCCGCCCAATCAATCGCTTTTTCAAGAGCCATAAAACCCGCCTCCCCGAACGCTGGGACCTTGCCCCGCAAACCCAATTCCATCCGAGCTTGAAAGAGGCTGCATTACCGCGCCACCAACAATCACGCCAGAAACAATCATGCGGGAAATGCCCGCATTATTTGGAATGTAAGTTCCGGGCTGGTAAGTTTTAAGCGGCTGCTGCACCAGGACGCCATTTCCCATAGGGAGAAAAGCAGGTTTGCCGGGAGCGCCAAGAAACGCAATCGAACCCGAACCGGGAGTGGGCTGGCGTGTGTCGCGCAAACGAAAAAACATGGCGCTCCCTTTCTAGCTAATGGTTAAAGCGGCGCCTGATCAATACATGATCGGGGCGGCACCACCAAAGCCGGAAGACGACGAAAGGGCGGGGGAAAGAGCAGTCGAAAGAGACTGCGAAAATCCGCGCGATGCACTATCAATCACGCCAACCGTATTCGAGTTGCGCGACACGATGACGGCCAGCACGGCAACGCCAACGATTGCAAGCGCGATGGAAACAACGGCACCAATAATTTCATTCATGGTTCAAGGTCCTTTCTGCGTTAACCGAAAATTTTGCCGTCTGGGCTGAACAAGCCGCCAACGCTGGCGAGGGAATATGAGAGGTCCGGGTTCGCCCAGCTTGTATTACCGGGGCCAAGGCTAGCGGGTGAAAACCCGGTAGGCGATGCACCACCCGAAGAACCCGAAACGGGAGAGACTGCTACCCGAAGAATGGATGAAAACCCGCTGAAAAATGACGTGATAACATTCCCAGTCTGCGAATTGCGGGACAAAATGACAGCGACAATAGCGGCCGAAATAATGCCAGTCAAAATAGAAGCGAACACTTTCAAACCGTCATTCATCGGCCGCGCCCCTGGATTGCTTCAACTAGCTTGTCAAAAACGCCTGAGTTGGCCAGGACAAAGGAAATGATCACTAGAGCAAGGAAGGCTCGGGAAGTTGAACGGAATGCCGGGATGTATCCAACCGACCCGATAATTCCTACTGCCGCCAACCAGTAGAGGAAAGACTGTTCCCCTGAAAATTCTTGCGTAACAAGCGCGCCCAATTCCTTATGCGTTCCGCGAAACGCGGCAACCATAATGGCAATTGCAACGATGAGTAGAGCAATCGGCATTTAAAGCCCCATGACTTCCATATACAAAGGAAGCCTCCCCTTAGCAGTCACATAGACGAAAAACGCGCCCAGGATTGTAAAGGCAATAAATGCCGATTGCGACATAGCCTAATTAAGCTCCAGGGATGAAGCGGCCACCTTGCGGCAACTTCACACCCAAAACGTAGCCAATCAAAAGCGCCAGCGCGGCAGGACCGATCCAATTCATCATGTCGTTTTACTCCTCGAAAACATGGATAAGAACGCGGGTCCATAGGTAGGCAATCGAAGCAGTTCCCACAATTGCCAGAACCCAGGACACGCTATCTTGCGGCTCACGAAAAGGGGCGGATAGCCACCCCTTCGCGCTTTCAAGCGGCGACATTATCAGCCGCCCGCAATGCTAGCGGCGCCGATCACATCGCCTAGCGAGCCGAATGCCTCGTAACCAAGCAGCATCGCAGCGTTGGCATTAACCGTCACCGGATTGATAATGAGGTTCATGTTGCCGAATTGAACGGTGGAAATCGGCTTGCGACGATGGTCGAAATAATAGCAGCCGGCGGGGAAATCATTGCCCAACAAGTTGCGCGTGTTGAACGACTGAATAAATCGGTCATAGCGGAAAATGTTGGTGAAATTCGCGGACTGCAACGACCAATAATTAATGTCCGTGCCAAGCGCGCTAAGTGTGCCGCCATTGTCATAGACCGCAACCGTCGAGAGGAAATCTCGGAAGTTGCTGTAAGGCATCGGGAATTCCTGGCCCGCCGAAAGGCCCGTCAAATTCGTGTTGTTGATAAGATAGAGCGTAGAAAGGTCCTTAAGCGGAAGCAGGGGGCCATTCTGCGTCATCGGAAGCTGATCAAGGTATTGCTGATAAACCGTGACAGTCATATTGCCCAGGGTGGCTAGACCGCCAGTGCAAGTATAACCCGCCTGAGTGGCGTTCGCGCCCGACGCGACAATGAAAGCGGGGTTGATAGTAAGCTGCAAATTCATGTTTGCAGAAACTACCGCTGAATAAATTGCGCCGCGAAGATCATCGTTGCTGTAGGCAACCGGCACCTCATAGACCATCTGGACAGTGCCGGACGAAGAAGGCGAAATGCTTGCGGGAGCGGCAATGCCGCCGCCCACGGTGGAAAGCGCAACCGGGCTATCGCTGGTGTATTGCGAACCCGAGAGGCGGCGGCGGCGGGCTGTGTTCAGCAGAAACATATGCCAACCCATGGTATTGATCCGCGTGTTGTTGTTCAAGTCATTGAACACGATACTCGAAAGGATGTTGGAAGGCCCAAGCGTGGTCCGCGTTGCCGTCACGCCAGCACCCGTATTTACGGGGATGGACACGACGATAACAAAGCCCTTGAGAAGTCCGACATTCCGAGGCGTGACATTCAGAACCGGCTGAGTGGCAACGGAAAACGTGCCGCTGAAAACCGGCTGCATCGCATCAATGGCTGTGCTAGTGAGAATGCGTCGAGCCTGCATATTTGCGGCGGCAATTTGTTCTTGAGTAGCGGGGGCGGGAGCTTGAGCCATGCTGATTTTATCCTCTTCGGTTCAGCGGGTTTACTAGGTAGTAGGCGAGCCAGACTTTACGCGCATAATAGCGTCTATCGCAAAGGTGGAAATCATGACCATGAGAACCACGGTCAACCAATTCAAGGGGCTTTTCATAAGCTCCCAATTCAGCGGGAGCTTATCCATCTGCGCGTGACTTCCAACCCTGATAGGCTTGTCCGGCTGCACCGATCACGACAAAGCCGAGGAAAACCATCAGCGTTACCGTAATCCAGTTGGTGACGTTCCAGGAAAGGATGGTCTCATTCATAGGCGGGTTTTCCTATATAACAACGCGGTATAGGGGTTTAAATCCTAACTTGGCGCGAAAATTCCTAATGAGGCTATCACGGGAGGGAACGGGGCGCAACAAGAAATGTTTATCCTGCCCTCCCGCGTAATACCAAGAATGAAAGGGTTGAATTGGCAAGCTCAAGTCAATTTTCCGCTTAGGGATAAATGCCTGCACCGTGTCCCGGTCGCGTTTATCATTCAGCCTAAACACTTGGTAGAAATCAGCCTCGCTAAAAACGAAACGATTGATTTGAACGGGTCTCTGTGACAACGTAATAACGGGAACCTTTTTAGAGCGCCCCTGCGTCAAAATAGCCTGAAAAGCTGCGCTATCATTGGGTATCATGTATCCTTCATCAATGAAGATGCCGGTATTTCCATTCTCCCAAATTTTCCACAAGAAACGCTCTAGCTCTTCCGTTTGATGCGGTTTGGGTCTAACAACAAAAAGCCCCGCTTTTCGCGGGGGATTGTCAGTGATCTTAATTTCCTTAGCGCCTAAATCTCCGATCAATTCGTCAAGCTTGAAGTCAATAATAATCCAGGGGTTCAGGTGGAAGTCGCGCATAGAGAGGTGCCACACGGCCGCCTGAGTTTTCCCGCTCCCAGTTGAGCCGATAACAGAAATACGGTGCGAATTATCTGGGAGCGGGAAAGCCATTCTTAATTCTCCAAGTTAAGCTCGGGCATCATAAAAGACGGTTGCGGATTTGGCGGCGGTTCCGGCGCTTTCTTCTTTGCCGTTCGCAGCATCAACATTCTAGGCCCATAAATCATCACGGCCACTTGTGCTAGTGCAAGATGGTCAATCGTTTTTGCACTAACTTTCGTATCGTAGTGCTTAGACACGCGAGCAACTGCCGCCGCTAGAGTTTTTGCCTCCCCCTCATCAATCGCCAACTCAGGAATTTTCACGATGCTTGCCAACATGGCGTGCGAGGAAAAAAGAAGGGCCTCAATCGCGCCTATATGCGGCGGCGAAGCTTTGTCGGTTTTTCCGGCTGGGCTGGCGCTGGCGTTGGCGTTTCCGCTACCGGGAGGCCTTCCCCGCTTTCGCTTGACGGGTTCGGCGGGACTTCCTGCGTTGTCGAGAGGTCGGATGCTGGCTGGGTCAACTGTGTCACCGTCATTGACGCTAGAGCCGCTATCAGTTGCGTTTCCAACGCTTCCACCCTCGTTAACGTCTGATCCATCGTTCCCAGGCGTTGCGCTAGAAGTTGCTGGTTTTCTCGTAGCCATTGCAAGGCATCCCCATGTTCATCAATAACAGTTTCGAGTTCTTCAACTTCTGCGGCAGCTTCTGCCATGGTAGCGGCAGCTTCCGTCTCAGCTAAGGCAACGGCCGCTTCCGCCGCTTCCGTAGCTATTTCGGCCGAGGCGGCAGATTGTGCCGCCTCGATTTGAGCTTCCGTCGCGTTAACCGCGACTTCAATAGCAGCATCCCCTGGCATGGCGATTAGTCCGCAACCGGGGGAGCGGGCTCAATCCAAAACACATCATCGATTGTGCTGTAAATCTGGCGCGAGGGGTGATTGTAGAAAAACGTATCCAGGACGCCAGCAGCCTGCCGCCCAATCTGCCCGTATTTAACAAAGCCTTCATTCATGGTGGCAATCGTGGCTTCGGCCTTGGCGAGGCGTTCTTCAAGTTCTTCGGCCTTCACGGCCAATTTAGCAGCGTTCATTTTAGCCGTCCTTATTCAAGAGGGTTTCAAGGGCAGTCATACGGGCCTTAAGGTCCGCAACGCATTCCTGCGTCTCATCAATCTTAGTTTCAACACGCTTAAAAGCGGTTGCAAACTGAGATAAGATTTTTTCCATTTCGGTTTTAATCAATTCAGGGTCTAGCCCCATGCTTTTCAGCAACATCAAACCGGCATTCATTTGCGCGTCCTTTCTCTGTTAGAAAAATTGTGCGGTCAGAGTGTAAGTGGCAGTCTGAACGCCTGGGATATTCGTATTGTTCGCAAACAGGATAGCGTCACCGCTGGCGCGAAGGATTAGAACCGAACCCGTTATCCGGTCAGTGGTAGGAGCCACATAGCTTGCGGGAGCGCCCGACGCAAAATTCGCAATCTGGTTTCCGTCAAGAATTACCCGCGTCGAATTACCTGCCGCGCCACCAACGCCTCCCGCCGCATAGTCAAGCCTGATAGGGGTCAAAGGCGTGGCGCTTAGTGTGAAGAAAACTCTCTCATTAGGGTCAATATCCGTATTGCCAGAATTGCCCAGAGTATCTGACCATGAATAAGTCGTTGCGCCAATCGCGGTGGTTGTAATAACCACACTATTAAAATCGTTTGTGGTTACTGTAGAGCGATCAGCCGCAACGTTTGTGGTGAATTGAATAACCCGCCTTTGAATAACAGGCTCCCTTGCGACTTGAGATGACGGAAAAACGGTAACATTGCATGCGTAAACTTTCGGGAGGGATATAGATGATGCAACCTCAATTGAAAAAATGGTCAGGCGTGTGACAACATTTACCCATTGCTGCGAAAAAGGCGGGACGGTGACACTAAATCCCGTGTCTGGAAAAGAGATGATACAAGGCCCTATGCACCTAGTATTATCAATAAACATACTTTGGATGATGGACAAGCCGGGTCTATTGCGAACGGCAACGGCATCACCACCTGCAAAGCGGCTTTGCGGAGCCCATGAAGCCGAAGCCAAATTGACTACGGCCGTCAAGTCGTTTGACCAATTCAGTCCCGATAAAATCACTTCCTGAATATGAGGCTGCCCTTCGTCGGGAGTTCTAGCGTAGTCGAAGGGGAATGAAGCTTCGGGAATAGGGAAAATCGGCATCGCATTCTTTCCTTAGAAATACTGCGCTTGAATGCGAATGGCGCAAGCATAATTGCCATTCGCAAAGCTATTGAAAAACGGAGGGAGCGGTTCTTCATTGCCGATTAAATCAATGAACGCGCCAGCCGGTCTATCAGCGGCTGGAACGGTAAACAGAACAGGGCCGGGGGCGCCAGATGCGACGGTTGAAAACGCAACATCCTGCAAAACAAAACGCATGCCCGTGCTATTCGTTCCACCATCCCCCGTGGCTGAATAACGCGTCAAAATGGGAATAGAAGGGGTTTTAATAAAACGGTAGCGTAAGGGGCTGGCCAAAGCGAGCGACGTTCCAGAATTGCCTTTGTTATCGGTCCAATCGTAAAACGTGCCTCCCCCGCGAAGTGTTGAGGTAAACACCGTATCATCAACATCATTCGTCGTTACGCCAACGCCTCCCGCTACCACAGTCCGGAAAACAATAAATCGTGTTGTAATAAGCGGAATGGGCGCGGAAACGGAGGTAGGAAATACCGTCACGTTACAAGCATAAACCGTAGGGGGTGTGGCGTTGGAGCGCAGCGTAATCTGAAAAATAGTCAAGCGCGTTACAACGTTAAACCATTGCTGAGTAAGTTGAGGAATGGTGACGGAAAAACCCGTATCAGGAAACGTGATTTTTACGGGCGTAATCGAACCCGTGTTGTCAACAAACATGGATTGGATCATCGAGAGGCCGGGGCGATTAGCAACCGCAACC